TTACTGTTGACCTACTGAGCGGGGTAAAGTTATTCCCTTTTCAGCATATGGCTATTAAGTCTATGTTTAAAACTGATTATTTTATGGGCGTGTGGTCACGCGGTATGTCTAAATCTTTTACTACTGCTATCTTCGCATATCTAGATGCTATCTTAAATCAAGGAGTAGAGATTGGCATTTTATCTAAGTCGTTTAGGCAGGCTAAAATGATCTTTAGAAAAATAGAAGATATTGCCGCAAAGCCTGAAGCTAAGTATCTATCTCAATGCATCACGCGCAAGTCAAAGCAAAATGATCAATGGACCTTAGAATTTGGGGAGAGTAAAATTCACGCGCTTCCCTTGGGCGATGGAGAAAAATTACGCGGGTTTCGTTTTCACCGAATTATTATTGACGAGTTTCTTTTAATGCCTGAGAGAATTTATAACGAGGTCATCGTGCCCTTTTTGTCAGTAGTGCAAAACCCTACTCAGAGAGAAGACCTACATAACCTTGAGACAGAACTAATTAAACAGGGGAAGATGAAAGAAGAGGATAGACATCAGTGGCCCAATAATAAACTCATTGCCTTATCTTCTGCTTCTTATAAATTTGAGTACATGTATAAACTTTATCAGGAATTTGAGAGTCTTATCCATGGCAAAATCACGGAAGAAGAAAATCCTTATGGAGCTAATGCTCGTCGAGTAATTATGCACTTTTCTTATGATTCTGCTCCCCAGGCCCTCTATGATCAAAACCTTATAAATCAAGCTCGTTCATCGATGAGCCAGAGTCAGTTTGATCGAGAATTTGGAGCTATCTTTACGGATGACAGTAGTGGTTATTTTAAAACGTCTACCATGGCCAAATGTACCGTGGCTGATGGAGACACTCCGTCTCTCGAAATTGGTGGAGACCCTAGCTCTAAATACATCTTGGCTTTTGACCCGAGTTGGGCAGAAACAGAGAGTAGTGATGATTTTGCAATGCAAGTCTTAAAACTTAATGAATCCAACAATACATCTGTGCTTGTTCATAGCTATGCATTGCCTGGAGCCAAATTAAAAGATCATATTAATTATTTTCATTATCTTTTAACAAACTTTAATATTGTTGCTATTGTTGGTGACTATAATGGGGGAGTGCAATTTATTAACTCAGTAAACGAAAGCAAACTCTTTAAAGATGATAAAATTAAAATTGGAGTTATTGAGGCTAAATTTGATGACTTAACTAAGTACGATGAATCTCTCCTTGATGCTAAGAGGCAATACCAAGACGGCAAGATATGTTATTTGAGAACTCCTACCTCGGGGTGGATTAGGCAGGCTAATGAAATGTTGCAAAAAAACTTCGATCATAAAAAAATCTGGTTTGCAGCGAGAGCAATTAATGACGAGTACCACGCCCAAAGAAAGAAGCGTATCCCTATTGAGGACATTAAGTATATCTCCGAAAAGGCCGACTCGGCATCTTTGGCTATGGCTGGCGGCGCCAAGATGATCGATTTCCTTGAGCATCAACACGATATGATAAGTTTAACCAAGGCCGAATGCGCCCTAATCCAAATTAAGACTTCTCCTCAGGGAACACAGACTTTTGATTTGCCCGATAATCTTAAACGACAAACAGGGCCTCACAAAGCCCGTAAAGACTCCTATTCTGCACTAGTTCTTGGAAATTGGATGGTGCAAATATATTATGACATGATGAGTTCCCAGGCCAAAGCGCTTCCTGTTCACGGTTTTACTCCGATGTTTATAAAATAATGGCTATATTTAAGCCGTATAGGTCTGACTTCTTAAAACTTAGTTGGCAAAACTCATATCTCGGCAAAGATATTGTTCTCTGCGCTACAGGCCCCTCGTTGTGGGACGTAGACCTACAGCAGCTGCGAGAGAAAAACAAATCTATTTTTGGGCTTAACAATTCTTTTAATCTAATAAAGCCCGATTTCTGGATGGGTGTAGATGAGCCTTCAGCATTTAACTCGTCTTTGGCTCAATCTGAATGTATTAAGTTCTTTAGCTGGAACCACCGCAAAAACAAAAGAATAAAAAAAGCGAAGAATACTTATTTTTACAAACTCTATGGGATTGAAAAAGCCAGCAATAGCAAATTTAGTTCAGGCGTTTGTTTCTCTGGTCCCTATATTTCTTTCCTTTTTGAGGGCTATACTTTTTCCATGGCCTTGCAAATGATATATTGGCTTGGATTTAGAAGGGTCTTCCTGCTGGGCTGCGATTTTGGAGGAGACAGCAAGCTTTCTAAGTTGTCGACAAAAGTCTATAAAGAAGCAACCCAAGAAAAGAATCTCACGAAAGCATTAGATTTTTTAAAAGTTACTAGCAATTCGGGTGGCTTAGATATAGTATCATGCACGGAGAATTCTCCTATTAATGAATTTTTAGTCTATAAACCCTTATCAGAAATCTAATGTCCTTAGAAGTTATTTATCACTTGCGCCAGGAAATAAAAGCCAAAGACCAACAACTTTCCCAACTTAAGAAAGCAAACCAAAGCTTACTGAAGGAAGTAGCAGAGCTAAAAAAAGGCCTTATTCCTAAAAGTTAGAAAGTTAACTTTTAACTTTGGGAGACTTTCGTGTATAATACTTTATGCCGAGACCATATAAGAAAAGATCTGATTACTGGAAGAAATTTAATGCCGACGGCCAAAAGAAGCCGTTGGAGGGCCTATATGAGATGCACGGCTCCAAAGAGTGGAGCCCCTCATTTGAAGGCGAGCCTTATTATTTCGCACAAGCAGGATATAGTCGGCGCTCGGGATCGGGAGGCAGCACTAGTTATAGGCAGAACGCTGCAGCTTCGCAGCCCATACTTAATAGATTTGCAAATATCGCGGAAGGCATGTTGCCTTATAATTATCGCACTCAAGGATATGTAGACATTCAAGACGCCATTCAATTGTGCCAGAAAGCATATGCAAATATAGCTATCTTTAGAAATACTATTGATGTTATGTCTGAGTTCTCTAACTCTAATATATATTTAGAAGGCGGTAATGATAAGGTTCGTAAATTTATCTATAAGTGGTTAGAAAAAATTAAATGCTGGCAAATTAAAGATCAGTATTTTAGAGAATACTATCGGAGTGGTAATGTATTTATGTACAGAATTGACGGCAAGTATTCGACTGCAGATATCCAAAAAATGCAGACCGTTTACGGCGCCAACGGAGATTATATTGAAAGCGGCAAAATCCCCATTATGTATACTTTTTTAAACCCTTTTGATATTATTGCTAAGCGAGCATTAACTTTTAGCAAGAAAGGTGGGAGATACGGTAATTACGCTAAGCTATTGTCGGAATATGAACTAGAGTCGTTGAGGGATCCCAAGACTGATTATGACAAGGAAGTCTTTGAGGCACTAGACGATATCACAAAGAAGAAAATAGAACAGGGAACTTGGACCTCGGAGGGAGTGACCGTCCTCCTTGATGCCGAACGATTAATTTATTCTTTTTATAAAAAGCAGGATTATGAACCTTTTGCCATGCCTTTTGGCTTTCCCGTGTTGGATGATTTGAATTGGAAGATTGAGTTGAAGAAAATAGACCAAGCTATCGTTCAGACTGTAGAAAATGTTATTCTACTTATCACGATGGGCTCCGAGCCCGAGAAGGGCGGAATCAATCCTCATAACCTCACGGCCATGCAGAATTTATTTCGCAATGAGAGCGTGGGGCGCGTATTAGTTTCTGATTATACAACTAAGGCGGATTTTGTAATGCCCGATTTAAATAAGGTATTGGGCTCTGAAAAATATAAAGTAGTTAATGAAGATATTAGGGAAGGCCTACAGAATATCATCGTGGGTAATGAGAAGTATAAAAATACAGAAGTTAAGGCTCGCATATTTTTAGAAAGATTAAAAGAGTCTCGACGCGCATTTTTAAATGATTTTTTACAACCCCAAATTAAATTAGTGTGCCAGTCTCTAGGCTTTCGCGATTATCCCATTGCGGCTTTTGAAGATATAGATCTTAAAGATGAAACGCAATTCCAGCGCGTGACTACTAGATTAATGGAGCTGGGCATTCTTACTCCTGATCAAGGAATTCGAGCTATCGAAAGCGGAGTATTTCCTAACAAAGGAGACCTGGAGGATGGGCAAAAAACCTATGTGGATGATCGAGAAAAGGGTTATTATAATCCTTTAGTGGGCGGGGTACCCATGCTTCCTCCTGCAATAGACGAGAGTGCGCCTCCTCCCCTTAATAAAACCCCCAAGTCGCCAGGTCGCCCCATGGGAACAAAAGAGGTAGAACAAACCGCTGCCTCCAAAAAGACCTACAACAGAAAGGGGGTGCAAGACATTGTTTATAAAATAGAAGACTTAAGAAAATTTTTAATAAAAGAGGCCAAGGCTCAATTAAATATTAAAAGAATGAGCCAACAGAAAAGACAGCTAGTGGATTCTCTGTGCGAGAATGTTGTTATTGCGTCCGAAAGCAAAGACTGGGAAGAGAAAGGCAAGGCGTGCATTGCGGACTTTAGTAATATCGAATCTCTAAGCGTATTGCCAGAAATAAATCAAATTGCCGCTGAGCATCAGATTAAGCTCTATGAGGCTTCCCTTTTGTATCACAGTAATAAATAGACTTTTGTATTTTTCTTGTGTAACCCTTTAAGGCGATGCAGGAGTTTAAATATACAACAAGTTTTTCGAGCAAGATATTAAGTTGTTCCAGTCTGGAATCAAATGAGTGGGTTCCGTGGAATATAAACCAGGCCTCGCTAGATTCACTAGAAGGTTTAATGCCTTCGTCGGTGGACTTAAATAAAAACATTGACCTCTTGGGGGTGGCCTTTAATGCTGCTGTTGTTAATCGCTTTAATCGTAATGGTGATGGAATTAGTACCCAAACCGCTCTAGCTATTAAAGATTACTTTATAAATAAGCCTACAAACATTGAGCACGAAAGGCAAAAGGTCGTAGGTCATATTGTTGGCAGCTCCTTTAGTGACTTTAATACTAATAAACTTTTAAGCGATGAAGAGGTTGCTGAAAACAATGAAGCTTTTAATATAGCTCTGGCGGCGGTAGTATATAAAACTGTTAATAAACAATTCGCCGTAGCTTTAGAGGAGGCACAAACAGCGGGTCTCGATGAAGTTATATCTGCTAGTTGGGAAATAGGCTTTAATGATTATGCTATAGCTCTTGGGAGTAAGGATGTTAAAAAGGCACAGCTTATTACGGAACCCGATCAGATAAAAGAATTTGAAGGATATCTCCTGGCTAATGGAGGAAAAGGCACAACTGATGATGGCGTTGAAGTTTATCGTTTGGTAGTGGGAGAGGTTTACCCTTTAGGGATTGGCTTTACCACGAATCCTGCGGCTGACGTTAACGGGCTGCATATAATAGAGCCTTTAAAGGACGAAAATTTAGATCTTAAATCTGAAGAAAACATTTCACATTTAAATAAAACAACTGTAAACACTGAAAAAACTAACCCTAGAAAATTAACTATGGAAAATAAAGAACTTATTCAACAACTGGAAGAAATTCTAGACGATAAGCTTTCCAAGAAGGAGTATGCGAAGGAAACTGTTGCCAGTATGGCGCAGCTGATTTCGGATGCCATCAAGGATAAAAGCGATCATTACGTCGAAGAAAAAAGACTTCTGGAAGAAGAAAAACAGCGTATTTCTCAGGCTGAAGAACAATTCAAAACCTCCGTAAAGGAGATGGAAGAAAAGCTTGCATCAACCGAGGAAAAGCTAGACTTGCTCGAAGCCGAAAAGCAAGAGCGTGAAGCTAAGGCGCGTTTCAACTCCAGAATGACTGAAATTGACGAGCACTATGAGCTCGACGATGCAGACCGAAAGATCGTAGCGTCTGAGATATCTTCTCTCGAGGAAGGCGATGAAAGCTTTAATACATTTAAAGAAAAACTGGAAGTCATGTGGAAAACCAAGTCCAAAGCTTATGTTGAAGAACATCAGCAGGCAATAGAAGACCGCATAGCCGAGGAAGTCGCCAAGCGACTTGCTGAAGCTGAAGTGGCCCCAGTAAACCAAGAAAGTGAATCTACTGAGCAGATTTTTGAAAATGCAGAAGTAGAGGATGAAGAAGCAGCATTAACCAATAATAGCGCGGAAATTTCCAAGCAAGCGGCTACACTGCAAGATCAATTTAAGTCGGTTTTTAACCGCGACAACGTTAACATCAAATACTAATTAGTTATGGCACTTAGAATATTACCATTCAGACAATATGCCGAGCAAGACGTGGTTAACCTGTATGCCCTACGTGGAACTGACGTAAATAGTCAGCTTGACACCAAGGGGGCAGGAGACGCTGGCGTTTTTGTTTCGGTAGATATCGGTAAGCTGGACGGGGGTCCAGTGACGTATGCGTCTAGCACGTATCTCGGCAAAACCGATTACCCTAATGTTGGAAAGAATCAATATCCTTCCACACAAATGCGAGTTAAGGTCGCGTCCACAGGAGACTCAATCCTGGGCATGACCCTCAATCAAACCGCCTTAAAGGACGAGAATGAAGAGAAGCTTCTTTATTATCCTCAAAAGGCTTTAGAAAACCAGGCCGTCCTTTCAGGGCAAACCGTTCCTGTATTAACGCGTGGCATCGTCACGCTTAATGGCAGCGCGGGTGGCGCTTTTGGAAATAATGCTTACGTTAACGATGCCAATTGGGCAATCGGCAATGCATGCATCCTTTCACAAAACGAAGATGGACGACTTACGGGAGTACCTATTACATCGAACCATATACGGACGGTGAACATCTGGGGCAACGGCACAGATGAATTGGGTCGCATCCTGGCTACAGGATCAAGAGTTGCGGGAGTTACTGAGGACCAGTTCGCTGGTGCAGGAGGCTCGCTTACAGCAGCAGGCGCGACAGGCGCTTACTCAATCGTTCGAATTAATTGCGGACACGGATGATAGGAAGAGCTTAAAACAATGACAATTACATTAAAAAGAACTGAAGAACAATTAGAACTCCTCAAAGCGATGGGTTCCAAGAATCGGGATGTTGCTTATGAAGCCCAAGCTGCGCTTGGCTCCTTTATGGGTCCTATCCTGGCGGAAGTCATCAATAACGCTCCTGCGCTTAGTAATTTATTTACTACGCTAAGCTTTAATCCTGACGATAACCCAAGTATTCCCCTCGATCTGTATTACGATATTACAGCTGAGGATTATATCACGGTTTACTCGCAGTCGATGCCTGGAGGCCTTCCAACCAATCATGTCGCACCAACAGCCAGTGAAATGAAATTCACTACCTATAACCTAGATAGTGCTGTTAGTTTCGATAAGAAGTATGCCGCTAAAAGTCGTTTAGACGTAGTCGGTAAGACTTTTACTAGAGTCGCCCAAGAAATTCTCCTCAAGCAGGAGAGAACTTCGGCCAACTTAATTCTGGGTACGCTTGCTGACACTCAATCGTCAGGAATCGACCAGACCCTTAGCTCTAAGCAGGACGGTAGATTCCTGCTTGCTGACCTGAATTCTCTAATTACCCTCTCTAAGAGAGTGAATGAGTCCTGGTCTCGTGGTACTCCTATCACAAAGAGGAGCGGGGTAACTGACCTACTGGTTAGTCCTGAAGTTATTGAGGATATCCGCGGAATGGCGTATAATCCAATCAATACCAAGACGGCACCAGGGACTGCTCCTACATCGGGCCAAGACGCTTGGGTTACAGCTCCTGACGACATTCGTCGGGGACTGTTTAACGACTCGGGCGCAATGAGCTCCTTCTTTGGAGTTAACCTGATGGAAATCTATCAATTAGGACCTTTAAGTAATCCTGGTAATTCATTTACTAAGATTTTTAATGGACTAGGTACCTTTCCCGCGGGTAAAGATGACTTGGTTCTGGGTCTTGACTTAAGCAGGGATTCCTTGTTTAGGGCGGTAGTTCTCGATTCGGACAGCGGTTCAGAGTTTACTCTGGCTGCCGACGATCAGTACAGCGTACGACAACAGAAGATTGGCTACTACGGCGCAGTTGAAGAAGGAAGAATGGTTCTCGATAAGAGGGCAATCTTTGGCGTTATGGTTTAAACTACCAATAGTTTGTTTTAAAAGAGCCGTCCTCAGGGACGGCTCTTTTGTTTTCACTTAGAGTGGATTTTTGTGTATTCCTTATTAAAATAAGGAAACCCTTAACCCAGGATAAAAGGAGGAAAATTATGAGCAACAAATCAAAACGAGGGCCAGGTAGGCCAAGAAAACAGAAGCTCGATACTTTGCAGCAGGCACATGGCAAAGATGAGCAGATTAAACGCGCGAAAGAGTTGGAAGAATTAGTAGGTATCGCCTCTATTAACCCGTACGGCACCACTATTGCGGAAAAATTTGAGGAAGATATTCATGAGATGTCATTAGTAGATCTGCAGGAACTAGCAGTCAAGGTAGGCGTTTTCCCTAATGGGACGAAAACAGCCTTAAAAGCCAAATTACTCAAGGGCTTTAGTGAATACAATAGAGCAAGCATGGTAGTCCCTGCTCCACGAGACATCTCTCTCAAAAATCCTAATAGCAAAAAAACTCAAGAGGCTCTTCGCTTAATGAAAGAAGGTCTCTAAATGAGTGACATTGGGGGACTGGCTACGCGTATTTGGGATACCGAGTTCGGAGACGAAACGGGGGCGGCTCATCGCACTACCCAAATCTCCTCTATATCAGGCTGGCTACAAGCAAACGTCGGACAGCTAAATAATTATATTTATACAGCTTTTAGTGGGCAGTCTAATGGTAATATGTTTCCCGCAAAAACCTTTAAGCTTGAGGAACAAAATATTTATACTGAAATTTACTTAGCTCACTATTATAAAAAGAAGTCTCGCAATGTCCTGAGGGGTATAGATGGCACGCTTAGTAGTGATATAGATTGGATTAGGCTGAGAGAAGGAGATTCCCTTATTGTCCGTAGTAATAAAGTAGATGTATCTAAGGTTTATATATCTTTAGCTAAAGAGGCTGAGGAAAAACTCAAGAACTTAGTTTACTACTATAATCTATATCAGGCCGCTCCTCGACAAGTTGGCGGCCAAGACGGCAATCCTTTTCCTGCTTCAGGTCAAGTAGGCTATCGTTATCTATAATGAAATATGGCAACCTTAATAAGTAGTGGTCAGAAAACTCAACTCGAGAATGTTTTTGTAAATGTACATGATACTTTCTCTAGGCAGATTACTATTTATACAGTAAAGAAGGAAATCTTCGTTGCCACAAATCAAACTTATAACGCTTTATATTCTCGAATAAAAGACGCCACAGGTAGCACTAAGACTGTTACGTCTGCTACTGTAAATGCCAGAGTTCAGTATGTTACCAAGCAATATATTGAGGAAGAATATGCATTAAGAGCGCAAACTAATCTTCCTATTTCTGAAGGCCAGCTAAGACTTAAATTAGATGAAGCAGGATATACTGCATTTAAGTTTGCTAATAGAATCGAAGTTGATGGCACTGTCTGGAAAATTGTCACAGATGCTTCTCGCATAGGATTGTTCAGTCCTAAGTTTTATTTATTATTTTTAGAAAGGGCTAATTAATGATTATAAATAAGACTCAATTGCGGCGCACGTTAGGCAGAGAAGTTCCCAAGGCTATTGGGAAAAGGGTGTTTGCGGAATTAGAGCAAGAATTTGAAAAAGCCAAAAGGATATTGTTAGCGGAATTCGAGGAGCATGCGGTTTCGCGAGAATTAAAAGGCAAGTCTGGTTCGACCAATCTTACCAATACCTTAGGGGGAGAAGGGAACTTATATTCGTTTATTGGCTTTAGCGGGGAAGACGCACTTGGCGCGTTGCGAGACCTCCTTGAAAACAATATTAAAATCATAAGCAGAAAAACCGACCGCCATAATCTCACTTTTTCTGTAAAAATAGCCTTTCCTAATAGCGATGATATCGGCGCTGCCACCCCTATGCCGTGGGCACCAGGCATGAGTTGGGCAGAAGGGATAGAGCGCGGGATTTCAGGTCTCGGAAACTATCTAGCTAAAGATTCTCCTGTCAGTCGTTCGGGGAAGGGCATCCAAGTTGATGTGCAAGTGCGCGGAGGAACTTTTTCTCCTACTGAGTATATGACAGGGCTTTTAAGGGACTTTGTAAATGCATTAACGAAAGAAATAAAATGAAGGTTCAATTTGACCACGAATTACAGTCTAGCTTTTATTTATGGTTTGATGACCGAGTAACTCGTGTTATGTCAGGTATTCAGCCTGATGTAGCTATGACGTTTAATTATTATGCAGACACAAACGATACCCCTTCTAATCTTGACGCATATTATGGGCCCTATAGGCAATTACTTGCTAATGGTTCGGCAGTCCCGAGCGGGGTTTATATTGGTGGGGTTTTTAAACCTCAAGACACTTCGGCCGATAAATATCTTTTAATTGACTATAATCAAGGGCGCGTTTTGCTGGACCCTGCAGAATATGGAGCACAGCCCTTAACTGTTAGCGGAGACTTTTCTACAAAGGATTTCAATGTCTATATGACTAACGAAACAGAAGAAGAGTTATTAATTGAGAATACTTTTATATTATCGTCAGACAGCGAAACTCAATTAGAGAATGCTGGAAAATTAAATATAGATCATTATGTGATCCCTGCGGCCTTTGTTACTATGGCTACCTCTCAAAATAAACCTTTTGCTATGGGGGGTCTAGATCAGACCCTCTATCGGATAAGAACAGTGGTTATGGCTGATAGTAATTATGGCCTTGATGCAATGCTCTCCCATTTTAGAGACACGAAAAATCTAGGGGTGGCTTTGATAAATTATGCGGACTTTCCTTTTGGGGAATATTTTCATACCAAAAACCCCCCTTATACTTATACGGGACTAGTTAATGGCAAAATGGGGAACATATGGATAGAAGACGTAAAAACTTCCAAACTTTATGACAGAAATAGTGTATTAAGATTAAGTAAGGGAGTAAAGGTGGGCTTTATTGATTTTGAGTTGAATATCGTGCGATATACACGGGTCTGCTCTTAATCTAGAAAAAAATTCCCATCCTAATATATTAGCTGTAATAAGCTATAAATTCAAATCACATTTTAACCTTAAAAAAATAATATATTATGGCAAGAAATAGAATCATTTATCAATCTGAAGCTTTATATGTGGGACCAATAGGCGGGGGCCAAGCGAGTGACCACAATGAACTTCATAGAGTACAAGATATCAGTCATGACATGTCCGTCACGAGAACCGATATTTTTGAGTTTGGTCGTTTAGCAGCCCTTGATCGGGTGATGATCGAACCACCTAGCGTTACGTTGGATTTCAGTTATTTACTGACGGACGGCGGAAACGAAAACAATCTCGGGCTTCAAGTCGCGGGTCGTACAGCAGGAGGCGGTTCTGTTCCGAGCAGCGCTTGGAACCTTGGG